GCTTTAGCAGTAGCAACGTCCTTGAAACCCAGTCCATGAATAGTTCCTTTAGGATCTTCATCAGTATATAAATCAGAGTGTTTTTTAGATTTTGCAGGTTGTCCCTTTTTACGGGCAATACGAGGATTCGATCCTTCTGAAACTAAAAAACCATCCTCACGAACTTTATACCCATCAGGAATTGGTTTACACTTTTTATCAGTGTTACAATAGTATTGTCCCTTTTTACAGGAAGTTTTACCCATTACAGACTATTCAGAGTTATTACTATTTAGTATTCCATCTTTTATCATTTTTGAGAGTTCACTTGTAGAACCAACAAACAATGCGTTATTTGTAACAGTATTTTGGGTCTTTGGATTATCCTCATCAATCTCTTTTACTTTTTTTTGCAGATCCATTAATTTATCAGTACTATCTGCAACACTTTTAATTAATTGACCAGCGACTTCATATGCTCTTGGACTTGCTGTTTCACTAGCAACTTCCATAATACCATTGATTGCTTCTTGTCCTTTTTCAATCAATGAATAAAGATTACCTCTTGTATAATCATAATCCTTACTTACATCATCAGTAAGTTTCTGAATTTGTTCTTTTCTTTTCTGTTCTTTTACAATTTCAGTTGATTCAACAGGATCAGTGTTGAAGGTATCATTTAAAGAATCATAAGAGTTTTTCATAATTATAGATCCTGATTTCGAGCAGGATTGAATTCTTTACTATCACCAAAGAATGTTCTTTCTTCGGTAAATCCAAAGTCATCGCCAGTTTCGATGAATGGTTCGTCTTGTTTATCTATAACACCATCATCATTATAATCTTTTTTCGCTTTTGGAACCACTGTATATCTTTGCACTCTCTTTGCAGTTCTTGTGTTTGTGTCTGAATAGTAATCCAACTGAACTTTGCGAATTAGTCCCTCTGGTGTATCTGCAATATGACCAAACATAAATGTTTTCGCAGTAAATGATAATGTGTATATTAACGCTCTTCTTGTTGAAAAATCTCCCTCATAATCATCTTGTTGTTGAATCGAATTTAATATCATCGGTATGTCTCTTTTCTCACCAATGGATTTTACCAAATCAATTGATAATGTAAAACCAGGTTGAAAGAAAGGTAATATTTGTTCTAATATTTGCAATCCATCATCTTGCAATTTGCATAATATATTTAATTCAAATCCAAGATTATAAGGAACAGGCATAAAAACTTTTTTTAATTTAGTATTATCTTCACTATCTGGTGCCTTAAATGTTTGTGTGATACCTGCCTTTCTTGATGAATCATATGCTATATTTGTAATCTCAAAAGACATACGAGGTAATGTAATTTGAGTTGCTTTATTAAGGTCTGGTTGTTGTTGTATTCTTGCTAAAAATTTTTGCCTTGGTCCATATGCAACTGGAACCTTTAATTCTGATATGACATTTCCTGCTTGATCATCATGACGAACGTAAATATCGTTAAAAAGCGTACCGAACGCTATAACCGTCTTTCTTATAATTTCGTGATAAAAATAATTTCCTAACATCAGTAATTACCAAATGGATTTGATTCTGTAAAATCTATAATAGAATCTGCCTCGGACTCAAATATGTCACCCTCGTTATATTTATCTGTAGTATTATCCTTATTCAATGATGATAAACTGAATAATGCATCTGATGTAAGTCCCTTAATATCCTCACCTTCAAAGAATCCTCTAATTGTTCCACCTACTCCCACATTTGATACCAATAAAATAGCAGTATCTTGATCCCAACGCTTAACTCTTGCTTGTGTACCTGAACGCATACCCTGTACCACCTCATTGAATTGGTATGTGCCTATGCCACTTATTGTTTCAGGATCAGATATTGTTATAGTTGGATTAGTGGTATAACCTTTACCTGCATTTTCCACAAAGATAGAATTAACTTGGTTAAATGCACCAACGACTCCAATTGAAGCAATACCAACTGCTCTATCAGACGCAATACCAGCAGCAGGATTTGATACTGTGACGATTGGAACTGTACCAAATCCAACTCCATTATCAGTAATTATAAATCTAACGATACCAGTTGATGATTTCTCAATTGAACATGTAGCAGCAGCACCTGTTCCCCCACCACCTGAAATCGTTATTATAGGAGTATCAGTATAATTAGCACCAGCATTAGTCATTAATATTTTTTCAATAGATCTTACACCTGCTCTCTCAGTCGTAAAAGCAACAGCAGTTGCATTATCACTTGCAGATCCACTTGGTGAAGTGCTGATTGATACTACTGGTGTAGATATAAATCCAGAACCATCATTATTTAAGAATATTTCACGAATATAACCTGAACTACGAACTGCTAATGCAGTTGCAGTTCTACCGATACCAACTAATTGTAAAGAAGCAATATATCCATCATCTTCTACCTGTGTATCAATAATATCAAGTGAAGTGTCAATAATTTCATCCTCATACTCAAATAATTCACATTTAAGTTTATAAACATAATTTTTACCTAATTGGTAAAATGGATCTTCATGCTCTACAAATTTAATCTCAAATAATCTTTGACCAAGTGGAAAAAATACTAAATCTCCTTCTCTTGGTCTTGTTGCTAAATCAATATCACTAGATGATTCCATAAATGGTGCTATGAATTCCTCAAATCTTTCTTTTGATACAGTCAATTCTACCTCATCCCTTAAACTCATTCCAAATTTAGTGAGAACATCACCAGCACCCGAATAACCATCATAGGAATTAACATACATCTCAACTGCAAAGTTGTCATCAAACTTAGACGCAGTAACCTCTTCGATAATTGTTGCTTTATTTACAAATTTTCTAGGAATATATGTAACTTCTATGCCATAAATTTTTAGATGTTCATTAATGAGATCTTGAACTAATCTTTGCTCACCTTGTGTTCCTTGTTGAAAATACGGATTTAATGCCATTATTAATCACCCAATAAAATCAAGAGGAGGCATTTCATAATCCATTGCTGATCTATCTCTTAACGCTTGCAATTCTCTTACTCCTTCATCATAAATTTCTCTACCATTTAGTTCAATACCACCTGGTAATTTAGTTCCTCTAAACTTAAGTAAATTAGAACCCCACTGTTTTTTAATTAATGCTGTAAAATAACGTTTTATAAAGGGGTCGTTATATATCTGCTCTGTATCCAATGCACGAAAACAATCTATCACAATAAATTCATCAACTTGTTGTGCTCCCCAATCAATGTCCAAATATAATCTATCTTGTCTTACATTAAATCTGATTTGTTTTTCTGTTGTTAACAAATGATCTATATCCTCAAGGTATGTTTTTGTCATTGCATATTGTAATAAGTTCACTGAATTAAAATAATATAAATCATTTAAAAATAATTGATACTTTATACTAAACATCCCACCAGAAATAGAACTAGAATCAAATTTAAATATTCGATTTACTCCTAATATATTTTCTGGAACTGCTAAAAAATTAGAAGTTTCATAAAAATTACTTGTAACAGTTACATTAGATGTTTGAATACCAGTGGTTGTAACAATACCTACACCATCAGTCCCTTGTGCACTTCCTCTATCAATATCATCTTGAGTAAACTTATACTTTAAGAACATTCTCTCAATACCATCATAATGACGCTCTTGATATATTTGGACAGTATCATCAACTGCATCATGAAGTTGATCGTCATCAATGTTTATCTCCAAAAGAGGTGCTCCTAATTGACGCAAACCATAATTTATAAGTTGTCCTCTATTGCTTGGTTTCATTTTTCATCCTTTAGGTTTGCGATTTCTTCTAGAAGTTCTTGTTTTTCCTTATTAAAATCATTTTTAAGAGTTTGTAATTTTGCCTCTAATAAAACGTTTTGATTTAATGCTGATGCTAATCTAGAATTATATAAGTTGACGAGTACATTTACGTCCACTTCACTGTTTTGTTGCATCTAGAAAGTTCCTCCGTCTAAGGTTGAAGTCCAGTGTGGTTTATTAACATATGTAGTCGCTACACTAGATGGTGCTGCAAGACTCGCAGTTCCACCACTTTGCCCCTCTCTAATTAATGTATTTGAGTTATTGAATGTTCCCTCAACACCAACAAGAGGCACAGATGTTGCTGCATTCACAGCACTCTCAACAACACCAAAAGCATTTGTGCTTGTTTGTTTTACAATATCACCTTGGGCAAGTGTTACATTGCCTGACATTGTTAATACAACTTTGGTAACAGCAGTTAATACTTGCTTAGATGTAATAGTTGGAGATGCAGGAGCATTTGTAGATCTCTGTAATCCCTCACTATCAAACCATACAACACCACCCGAACTGAAGTTACCTGACTGATAATAGATACCTTTAACATCTAAGAAACCTTTTGTACCAGTTACAACACTTGCTGAGATAGTTGCATCAGGAACATAAGTCCATCTACGACTATTATCACCATGTGTTCCATGATTACCTGTTCCAGCAGTACTAGATGCGATTGAACTATCATCTAATCCAAAGAAACCATCTTTTGAGTTTGCTGTTCCTAGACCAACATTATACTTAAATCCAAGTCCTCGGTCAGTATTAGTATCTGTTGCGTGTACAACTGAGAATGTAGTTTGTGTGCTTATTCCAGCAGTGGTTGTACCTTGGAAGGTAAGCATTTTTGCACCACTATTAATCGCTGTAACAGTTGTAATACCACTCGCAGAAAAACTTGAATGTAAAAGAGTATCGCCATTTGCAATACCTGTCACTTGATCAACTATGACAGTGGAAACACCAGATTGAACCGTCACCATTACAGTTCTATTACTTGTAACATCACCGACTGTCAATATAGGATCATTTACAGTTGATTGAGTCGAGTTAACTGTGGTGGTTGTACCATCAACTTGTAAGTCACCTTTAATGATAACTGTACCTTCATTACTTAAACCATCTGGATATGGATCAATGAAAATAGTATTATCAGCACCTGCAAGTGAAGCAATGATATTATTTTCAATTCTTATATTACCTAATTTTGCATTTCCTCCACCGACAATTAAATCTCCACCAACAACTGCATTTTTAGCAATGCTAATACCACCAGCAAAGAATACAGAACCATCAGTAGTTGTGGTTGCTTGTGTAGCATTTGTAAATTTAACCTTTCCAACACTGTCAACATCTGAACCTATCTCAAGGTGATCATCACCAACCTCATCATATCTAATAAATGCCTGTGGAGCAGAAGTTCCATTAATTCCACCACCAAATGCAATTTTGGTATCATCTGGAACCATGATATCGCCTGATCCATTTGGATTAATGACTATATCACCATCAGTATTTGATGAAGAAAATTGATTACCATTTAATGTTAGATTATCTACATTCCACTCATCAATCTTACGATTGCTATCAAGTATTGCAACGACTCCACCATCACTATTTCTTGTATTTGATACTCCAGTTAACTTTCCAGCTTCATGCTCCATCATAGAAGTATAAAAATGACCCGCAACTGGATTAGAGTTCGATCCATCATCTCCTAAGAATACCCTATCCTTATATTGGTTAGTGCCACCGAAGCTACCAATACCAGTAACGTACGCTAATTCACCCCAATTCAAACTAGCAGGTTTGGCTGTACCCGATGATCGTTTGATTCTAATTATACTAGCCATTTCAGAAATTTCCTCCGTTGATGTCTAAATTCTGTGTTGCACCTGGCGTTAGTTCTAAGGTTGCATCAAATTTATTTGTAGTAGCATTAAAAACAAGAACCATACCGTTTTGTAAAGTTCCAGCGTTCACATCACTTAATTCTGTTAATGATAGAGTTTGGGCACCTGCCAGAGATGAAATCACCTTCGTGGCATTCTGTTGTCCAACTCTGACTTTTATATCTGCCATCTATGTAAGCAATTCAGATCTGAAAGTATTTATATTTACTAAGACGTTATCTTTGAGGCAAGGTCATTTAGAAGAGATTTAAGTTCATCTATTTCCCTTCTCATGCTATCCATCTCTAGTTGTTTATCAATATTTCTTTTTTTCGCAGTAATATAATTTTGGTATCCGATTGAATCATGATTGATAATCGCATTAGTTTTTTCATCTCTATAAAGGTTGTTATGACCTTCAACTGGGATCATTTTATTCATGATTTTTTGTTTTCACCACGTAAATTTCTTAATAATTTTTCAAGATAACTTGGGTCTTTAGGATTGTTTGATTGTTTGTATAATTTATTATTTCTTATGTTTTCTAATCTTTTTGCAGCAGCATCCGATGGTTCTTTCTTACT